CTAGGAATCTCCTTTATTGGAGATTTCTAGAGCTCTTCTTTATGATAATTAGACATATATTTATTTATACTCGTTATCGTAGACGAGATTTGTTCTTGTAGCCAGATTAATTTGGACTACATAGTAGACATTTCTTGGGACTGCGTTAACGCGTAGTCCCCTGAGATGCCAGACATGGCTGTACTCCACGGTGTTATAAACCGTGTAGTCCATCTAAATCTATCTATCAAGAATGGATCTTTGATACATTACCTGTATTAAAGAAAATTATTTTATTTTATCATGAAGACATATCAACGACTTAGTCGATCGTTGTTATGAATTTTGATCACAAGGGCTTAATCACCCCTTGTAGACCTCTGCAATCTGTAAAAAGATTTTTACTGATCACTCATATAAGTTGTTTATTCAATTACACAATTTTAGCTGAGAGAACTAAACCGTAATCAACGGAATCCCCTTTGTGTCGAGGGTAATAGGACACCAAAAGGTACTCTGCCTTCAGAATATTGAAAAATTGAGATTTTGCCTGAAATAATGGTATACTGATCACGAAATAGCTAGTGCATAGTGAAACTTCGAGAACTAAGCTGTAATCAACAGCCCCCCCGCGCGTCACGCGGGAATATAAATTATGACAACCCTAAGGTTTTCTCGACCTGTATAGATTACAAATAGAGGCGTTGGCCGATCCCAGTACGTAAACCTGGATCTTTATTTCGTAGAGGATTCGCATTTCCTCAATGACAAACAGAGAGTAGAGCTCTCCATGTGTTTTTAGTGATTCACAACACGCCGTCAATTTTGACGGTAGCTTCTATAGAAGTGCACGAACTTTACCCACGGCTTCTCTGTTAACGCAGAGTTATGGGTATCTCATTAGACCACTATTATCTTTTGAGAGTATGATGTACGATATGGAGCAGTAATAATAGCAACCCAACATATTCATTTACGTTAATTGTTATTTTAGACTGCACTTCTTAAAGTTACCAAGCTCATTATTATTATGACCGGCTCTTAGATTATTAAGCCGACATTGCTAGATGTCCGCTTAGATCTTTGAGTGCGTGGTTTGTTTAACCGAGACAAAAGTTTGAGTCTCGACCTTTCGAACAAAGAAAATTATAGCACAAATGGCGCCAAGGCGGGCTAACAACCCCCTTGGCATCAAATAACATGAAATTACCGATAGCCAAAACAACAGTAGTTTTATTCAGACCCTCTCTTTTAAAGAGACGTCTACCCTTTTTATTGGACGCACTGCGTCCGCTGCCTCAGTTGCAGCAGAGGATTATTCCCTCAAACTTTCTGATTTCTTGCGAGAAATCAAACCTGGGTTCGAACTACCTGAATCCTTGTCTTTTCTTAAAGACCAAACCATTACCACTTTGAATCTTCTGTTGAAGCTCGTATCCGAGCTGTACACAGTTAGTAAAGAAAATTATGTGGATATTGGTTCAGCTTTCATTCACGTTATCAATTTCTATATTGGTTCCAGAAATTCTAAAAGTTGGGCCGAATTGTCCGTTGGATTTGCTTCTTTATGCTTGTCGTTATTCAAACTAGACAGCATCAAGTCAGCGTCCAAACATATTCACCGAATCGTCAGTGTTTTCTTTAAAGATTTGAAGAAGTATTTCGTCAAGTCGGAATCTGCTGAAAAGCAGGTCAAATCATTCTGGACAGACATCACCGTGACAAATCCCCGTACCTTATTCGGAATTGTACACGCCTGTTCAGGAGTACTGACATCCGTACTTTGCCTTAAAGCTTTCGTAGATAAATCCTTCTCTGAGGGAAATATCGCTCATCTCATTACTGAGTTGTCTAACGGAATCTTCAAGATTGGATCCGAAGTCAGACAGCATGCCGAGAATATTTCTGTGTTCTTAGCACGTGTTTATGACTGGATTTACATTAATGCAGAGTTTTTGATGAAGCTCCAATTCGACAAGATTATTTGGGAACTACCATCTGATCAAGTCTTTGAATCGAAATTTGTTGAAATGTCCGACGTTATGAGTTCTTATCTCGAGGACCCATTGTATTTGGAAGCTCACAATATGACTTTGGAGTCATTGCGTGATAAACTTAACAAATTGCGAGAGTCCGGCGAATCCGAACTCAACAAAAACCCCACTCCCTCAGTACGTTCTGCTTTGACTAGATATTTAACTACAATTGATACCTATATCAGAACTGTTGAGACCCGTCTAAACCCTGATAACACCAAACCCCAGCCTATGGCTGTGACTTTGGTAGGTCAAGCTGGTTGCGGTAAATCATCTGCATCGACTAAAATTGGTCTTACCATGCAGGTTATTGCCGGACGAGTTCCTGACGAAAGTTTGATCAACAATCGTGGAGGAGATCCAAAATTTGAAGAGAGTATCACCAGTAGTACTGATGTGATTGTCTCAGATGATTTTGCGAATGATCAATCCCGTACCCTTCAGACTAAAGAAGTGTTGGACATCGTGAATACCTCTAAGGAGGTTATCCCGAAAGCCAACGTTGACCAGAAAGGCAAGCACAAATATTGTAATATCGGAACTCTTTTCACTACCAATGACAAGAATTTGGGTATCACTTGTTTCAAGACTGCTAGCAAGGATAGTTTGTTGCGTCGTATGGGGTATGTTTTGAATCTTGAAATCGCAGAGGAATATCAGCGCGAGGGCACCACCCTCCTAGATTTGAATCACCCAGCTGTTAGCGAGGAAAATTTCAATACCGATGTGTATGTAGTTACAATTTTGAAACCAATCAAGGTTGCCACTGATGCATACGGTAATGATTCTGTAGAATACGAAGAAATTCCTTACGACCGACATGATGGAAATAATGAATGGCGCGATGCCATTATGAAGCTCCAGTCGTTGTTGAGTTCTCAATGGAATAAAAACGTAGAACGTCATAACAAATCCAAATCGACAGAGAATAATTGTACTGAGTGTGCATTGCCTCTTGATATGTGTATTTGTCACCTTCAAGCTGAGGCATTATCTTTCTCTCGAGAGAGATTTTCTTCTCTTTTCTACAAGCAACCAGTTGCTTCGGCAACTCAGAAATTTTATTCTCTTGATGCTTCTGTCATTGACTTTTCGTCTCAACTTGCTGCTAAAGTATCACTATATGTATTTTACATGAATGTGTATGCTTATGCGATTCAACGTCTTCGTATTTATAAGGAGAATTGGTTACACCTAATTTGCCTTTTCGTTGTCGTTTCTTTCCTTCCTTTTGGCCCATTGATTGTGGCTATTTTGATGTCCATTTATGAATATCAGATTATTACTAGGGAGAAAAAGAAGCAATTTGAGCGTGATTTACAGAGTGGTTTGTTCATTGCCAATTCTCGTAAACTTAGGTATTCTATTTATGGAGTTGCCTTTGTAACTGGAGCTTTGACTTTGACAGCCCTCTTTTCTTCTATGATTTCCATTTCTAAGGTGGTCCTCAAATCCGAGGATTCATCTCACATTGAAGAAGTCGAAGATCCGTTGTGTGATGTAAATTTTGCCCCTGTTAAAGAAAAGACTAATTCCGACAAAATTGGTCATTTCATTACAAGGCCCAGACCTGCTCATAAAGCACGTACCATGACTGAAAGTCAAGTGCTTAATGATATCGGGAAAGGGATTGCAAGTGTTACTATCACTGGTTCTTCGAATATTGTGAATCGTGTGAAAAGTCTACCGTTCGGCTCGGAGCGTTTAATTCCGCGCCACGCATTACCAGAATTTGGAGATATGTCAGTGTATGTTGAACCGGGACACTCAAAGTGTTCAGGTTACAAAAACATTGACCTTCCTCAGACTCATGTTGCCGCATTGCGAAAGCATGGTGTTCTTACCTCCAAACGACTGGATGCATCTTTGGTGCATTTGCCAAATGCTCCCCCTTCCAAGGACTTTTCAAAGTACTTGGCGGATTCAGGAACTATCCCAGCTTCTGCCTCATGCAATTATATTCATAAAGATTGTAAGACTGGCAAATTTGAGATTATTCCTGTTCGAGCACGACTCCTTTCTAAACCTGTTAAGTATGAAACTGCTACAGGTGTTGAGACCCAATATGTGTATGAATGTGAAGCCCAGCACCACAGATCTTCGGATGGTGATTGTGGGCAACCTTTGGTGTGTAATAACTCCATTATTGGCATTCATATTGCTGGAACAGGTTCCAATGTTTTCTATTGCTTAGCCATTGATCGTTCTACGGTTAATCAAGCTACCCAAATGTTGAAACAGGAGTCATCTATCTTTGTTGCTTCTCATCCTGCTGAACCAGTATTCAAGAACAATTTGAAAGAATTATCTATTGTTGATGGTTCTACGAATTATGTTACTGATTCATTGAAAGTTGCAGCTACCCCAATTCTTTCTTTAGGAGTTGTTGTAGATGCTGCTGGCAGTTTGTATCGTCCTCGTGCTGAGGATTACTATTTTCGTAATGGTAACACACAGATAGAAGCTGAATTTGGCGAGTTGTCCTCTCGTCCTCCTAGGCACTGTAATGGTGCTGCCCAAATTAATACTACTCTTATGAAATTCAACGAGCCTAAGACGACTACACCAGTTAGTCTTATGGATCGAGCTGTGCAGGATTACTTGTACGGAACCACCCTTGATGGGCGTTCTGTATCTGGAGTTGCTGCTGAATTTGAGAAGAATAACCCTGGTTTCTTTTCTGTCCGACCCTTGCAAGAGGCGTTGGATGGTGATCAGACCGGAGTTGTTCGTGGTATGAATAATCAGACTTCCTCGGGAGTCTGTTACGGAGGTAAGAAGACGAAGTACCTCGAACTTGATCCTCTCACAGGTGAACCTGTCATCCCTCGAGTTTTGGATAAACTTGTTGAGAATGATATTCTCAAGTTGGAAGAATCTTGGCGATCCGGCCAGGGCACCTTTGATCCTTTTGTAAGAGCTTCTAAAACAAATGAAGTCTTGCCTTTGGAAAAGGCCGAAGTCAAAACTCGCTCCGTTTATGGTAACGATATGGCTTTCTTCATTGCAGCTACTCGGGCTATTATTCCTCTAAAACACGTTCTTCGTGAAAAAGAGGTGTCCGAATGCTTCGTTGGAGTTGCGGCCCAATCCGATGATTGGACAAAATTGTATAATCATTTAACTAAGGGAGGTTCCTACACTAATTTTGTGTGTGGTGACTTCAGTGGTTATGATACTCAACTTCCTAAAGCTCTTCTTGAGAAATCTGCTGCAATCATTTTGCAAATTTATCGTGAAAACGGTGCTTCTGAGTCGGATTTAGAATATCTTCGTGGTTTCCTTACATCCGTTGTCAGTCCAGTTATGATCTGGGAAGGACACTTGCTACAATTCTGTAGTGGGCAACCTTCGGGACAGCCTTTGACGGTTGAGATGAATTCTATTGTGAATTCTATCTTGGTTCGTATGGCTTTCTTTAAGATCATGGACGAGAAGTATCCAGAGATTAAGAATCCTAACTTTAGGAATTTTGTATCTCTCGCTGATTATGGAGATGATAATGCTATGGGTGTTGATGATTCAATCCCCGAGTTCAATCACACCGCTATCCAAGAGGTGTTTGCGAGCTGGGGCATCAAATACACTATGGCAGACAAAGAAGCAGATTCTGTTCCCTTTCAGACTATTGAAGAAGTTTCCTTTTTGAAACGAGTTTTTCGTTACCATCCTCAGTTGGATGCAATCGTAGCTCCTTTGGAAGAGGAATCTTTGAGTAAAAAATTCTATTGGTGGACTAAATCGAAGAATACTCCTTTGACTTTTCCCGAGCAATTTCAAGCGAATTTCGAATCGCAAGCTCGTGAAGCTTATCTACATGGAGTAGACTTTTATGAAGAATTTTGTGCCAAATGTGAAAGGATTGTCGCTGCGTCTCAATCGGGAGATGAGCGATTTGCATTACCTTGGAATACTATCCAACCTGTCAGTGCTGAGCGCATGAATAGCATGCTCATTGACGCCTACCATCCTCCACCCTCTGAGGAAGGTATGTAAATATAAGAGGGATTATATGTATTTGTAAATTAGATGTATATTAGGGTCCAGGCCCCTTAGTCCTGGCGGTCGTAGGAAACATGATCGAGACGCTAAAGTTACCCAGGTGAGGTAGTTACTTGCTTTCTGACACGGTGCTTCAGCCGCACTAGAAGGTAGAGAAAACTCATCTGACTTGACTCTGCCGGCCAGATAGCAGTATTTACTGTAGGGGTGTTGATACCCCAACAAATTGAAGCTCTGTATATTATAGATTAATGCACCTATTATTATATATTAAACCAAATTATGTATTACTAACAATGTAAAATTAATGCAGAGATGCTTATCTATTGGACGTAGAATTGCCAAGCCTGTCCTAGTAACCTCAGGTGTACTACTATCCTCTATTGAGACGATCAAGTTCTATTTGATCCAATCAGGCAAGATCGAAGAAGCTTTGGCAAAAGTCACATCTTCTAAGATAGGTGTCCACGAGGGCACCAAATTTTCTCGTGAAAATTTACTTCAAACGTTGAAGATATTTCGTATATTTCTTCGACCAGTAATAACCACACGAGATTCCACTACACTCGCTCGCATTGAGCATGCGATTGAGGATATGGAGACGGACGTATCTACGGGAACTTTGCGAAGGCAACCGTATTGTGTTATGTTGTATGGTCCTCCTGGAGTTGGCAAATCATCTTTTGCTATCCAGATAGCCCGTGCAATTATGATGCATGAATATGGCACCTTTACTTCGTTTCAGATGGTCACACTGAACGAAACTGATGAGTACCAGTCCGAATTTCGCACTTCACACCGTGTAGTCTTATTTGATGACATTGCCGCGTCGCGAGCTGATCACCCAGATACCAAGAATCCTTGGCGAAAGGTGATTGATTTTGTGAACAATGTTCAGAAGACTGCCCTCAACCCTAATTGTGAGATGAAAGGTAAGGTATATATTCAACCTGACTTAGTGATTCTCACGTCTAATATTGACTTTACTAAAGGTTGGAGTGAAGTTGCGAAGACGATGAATTGCCAACAAGCTATTCAGCGTCGTTGTCAACAGGTTATTCAATTGCACGATTATGAATCCGTTTCTTTCGTAGAATACTCCGGCACCGATAGGCATAATGGGGGAGTTTGCGGAGCACGAATGGTGAATTATGACCTTGGAAAAGAAAAACTAATTTCTCGATCTACAGCAGTTGAATTTCTTTTGGAGGATTATATATCCCATATGGATTCACAAACTAAATTTATAAATACCTTCAATGGTTATTTTGATGATTTTAAGTCTGGTTCATTAACCTATTCTCCTCAAACTGAAATTGCACCTTCATCTGATGTTGATGATAAACTATCTGATTTGTCCGATGACCATCACAATTCTATCTTGTTCAATTTTCTCTTGAAGAATGTTAGGTGGGATTTGTATTGGGCCATGTATCAACAGCAACACAATAGTCCAATGTACTATTGGGATGGTATTATATATGAAACATGGCAATCTGTACCTCAGACTGCTATTCATATTAGTAGGACCTTGATGGAGGATTTGCGTAAGTACCAGTTTCCTGAAGAAGATGATTGCCTGGAAGTACCTAATCTCCGTGCTGAATCATCTACCCATGTTCGAATGGATCCTATAGACGGTAATCTTGATGATATTTCTGATCTCAATTTGGATGAAAATTTATCTCGTCCTAATTCACCTCAAGATTCCGAAGATAGTAGTCTCGATACTGATGAGGAGGCATCTCGCCTTCTTCACTATATCCATATTTGGGCTTTAGCTAGACCAAGCGAGCATACGCGATTGCTTAAGGATAGATGTGAGAGATTTTCTATTTCTAGAGATTCTCCTATTTATAATCTTATTCTCAAAGCTTCGCTTTCTCTCCTTTCATCAGTTCGTCATCCAGACTTGTTCGCCATTTGGACATTTGTGTTTGGGACTTATGACACAGTTGGACAACTTCAGACCATATCTGAGGAGGAACTTACCTTTAGACATTTAGTCGAGGTTAGTATACAGAATTTCTCGATGCGGGCATCTGTAAATACTGGTGTCCCTCCTGAGATATTTGCTTATCTTCTGGCTACTGAGCCTTCACTTGAATTTTCTAAGAATCATATTAAGCGTTATCACAAACGCGCTTTAGAAGTTTATAATAATCCTGAGCCCCCTTTAGATGAGCGGGCTCAAATTGAAACTTTTCTCGAAGAATTACCTTATCAGCTAAGATCTCCTCTAAGGATTGAGAAGAATGTCACTTTCGCCTGTATTGGCGAAGTGGATTTACTTCTTACCTATGATGATTTCTATATAGTTGTTGAATTTAAAGGTATTGATTCAATGAAGGCCAAAGCTAGGAAACAAGCTATTAAATATGGTGAGGCTATATCTGTCCTCCAACCCACCAAACGAGTATTTAGCATGATCGTCACCCCAAATCATACCCAGGTAGTGTATGACAATGGAGTCAATTTCGATCCCGACCCAGTCGGGGATTATTTCTCGAAACTAAATTACTCGCCTCTTTGATGAGGATAAACTCAATGACTTGTGCAAAGGTCATTAAACTATTGCATAGAGACATCCGTCCCGAAGGCCTATTCGCCTAAGGGAATCTATACTTACCGCGCCCGGTATAGTAGGAGTCTCGTAGCATCCTCTTTTAGAGCAGGAATACCGACATACGTTAAAGTTTTGTAGGTTCAAATTATTTGAAGTATTCCAGCTCGCCTGGATGCTTTAAATCTTGAATTGAAATTTTTAATTTAACGATAGTCGCCTGTTTTTACAAGTGGATTGCTTAAACTTACCACATTCTTATGTGCGGTTTGCAGC